TCCTCTTTCCGGACATGCCGTCCTCCGATCTTCCGGGGCCGGCCGGTCCGGCCCTCAGGGTATCGGGTTCCCACATTCATCCGCACATGTGCGGATGAATGTGGGAGGTGTTCGGATGAAGTCGATAATCAAGGCTCCTGTGTGGTGGTTTTCCAGTTTGCCAACGATATACGCGCCGGCAAAAAAGTCTGCTATACTCTTTCCCGCTGTCCCCATCGTCTAGCGGCCAAGGACGCCACCCTTTCAAGGTGGATATCGCGGGTTCGAATCCCGCTGGGGGCACCAACCCGAAAATGTGCGAACCCGTGCGATGCTTAGTCGTGCGGGTTCGTTGCGTTCATCGTCGCAGTAGAGCGTGGCCACGCACTCCTCCGGAGTCACCATCACCTGATAGACGAAGGAATCTAGCACGGCCGCGTCGTCCATCCCGCCGCCGCACTGGAGGAAGTCCGCGAACTCCTCGGGGTCGATGCGCGCCTCGTCGTATGAGGCCAGATCGCGCTCGGCGCGGGCCTTCTGGGCCTGAAGCTGGGCTATGCGGTCGGTGAACTCCGGCATCACGATACCCTGCTCGATGGCGGCCATGATGTTCTGGAGGCCGTTCTCGGCCTTGCGCTTCGAGGCCATGGCCCGCCTGCGCGCGCCGGCTATCTCCGGCTCCGGCTCGTCCCAGAGCATGTGGGATATGCGGAGGGCCGTCTCGCGGTCGCGCAGCATCCCCCTGATGGCCTCGGCCAGCTCGTGCTCGAGCCAGTCGCGCCGGACGGGCTTGGCCCCGCAGCGGCAGCCGTAATACTCGTACTTGACGTTCTTCTTGCCACGGCCAGAGGTCCCGGCCATGTTGTGGCCGCACTCCGAGCAGATCGCCCTGCCGGACAGCGCGAACGTGCCCCAGTCCTCCGAGGCCCGGCGCTTCTTCGGCTTCACCTCCTGGGCCATCGCGAAGGTCGCCTTGTCGATAATCTGGGGCATGCCGCCGTCCACCTCTATGCCTCCCCACGAGTAGAAGCCCGTGTACTTCCGATTGTGGAGCATCTGGTACACCATCGAGTAGCCGCACGGCCTGCCCGTCCTAGTGGTGACGCCGCGCCGCGCGAGGTCGCTGGCGATGGAGTCGACCGGCTCGTGGTCGCAGGAGCGCCGGAACGCCTCTCGCACTATCGCGGCCTCGTCCTCGTTCACCACGTACTCGTCGTCCTCGTTGCGGCCGTAACCGTAGACGCGCACGCCGTTGGTCTTGCACTTGAGGGCGTTGCCCTCCATGCCCCTGCGCGTCCTCATGGAGGTCTTGACCGATTCCACGGCCGCGAGGCCCTCGTAAATCTTCTCGATCAGGATGCGCTCGGGGCCGTCCGGCATGGCCTCCATGGCCGATACGACCTCGACGCCCTTCCTGCGCAGCTCGTGCTTGTATGCCGGGGCGTCGTACTCGTCGCGCGAGAAGCGGTCCATCATGTACACGAGCACAATGTCCGACTCGCCCGCGTTGGCAATCATCTTCTGGAACTGGGGGCGGTCGTCGCTGCGGCCGCTCATAGCGTAATCGGAGTACTCCCCGACGATGGCGTAGCCCTCGCGCGCGCACCAGTCGCGGCAGACGCGCAGCTGGTCGTCAATCGAGGCCTCGCGCTGCTTCGAGCACGAGAAGCGGGCGTATATGACGGCGGTCTTTATATCTTCTGGCATAATCTAGGATGCCCTCCAAACGGGCGGCTATCTGGTAAACCCCGCAGCAGCGTTGGCGCGCTTCGACCTGCGGGGTTTCACTTTGCCGCTACCAGACCTGGGCGTATACCTCGAACGAGGAGTGCTCGGGCATGTTGAAGCAGGAAATCTCGAACGGCTCGGACTCGCCCTTGGACGGGGTATCGACGAACGTCGTGTTTCCGTAGTTGATGGCCCCGGAGGCGTCGCGAGCAATCACGGAGACGGCGACCTGGCCGTACTGCTTCTTGTCCAGATCGTAGTTGGCGGTCAACTCGCCTGTGTACGAGACGCCGCCGTACGAGTCAGGTACCTCAGCCGTGTTCGATACGGTAAAGACGTCTTCGTCCAGCGTCTGGCTGTCTACCCAGCTCGGCTCATTCGCCTTAAACTCGACCGTTGCGGGGGCGGTGCCGTTTCCCGCCTGGAAACCGTAGTGTACGGTCTCACCGGGGAGGACGACGAACAGGGTCTGCTTGTCGGAGAAGACGATGGAGCCGTCCTCGGCCTTGCCCGTTATCGTCACCGTAGGCATCTGGGCCTCGACGTCCTTGTTGGGGTTCTTCAGCGCGAAGCCGTAATAGACCCACCCGTCGCCGACCACTGACCAGCCGGACTCCGTTATCTCCAGCGGCTCGGGGCCGTTTTTCGCCTCGACCTCCTTCGCCTCTCCGGAGGACTGCTGCCCGGAACCGGGCTGCTGCCCGCTCGAGCACCCCGCCAACGGGATGAGCGAGGCCGTGGCCATGGCGGCCAGGAACGTCCTGCGTGTGATCATCTCTTACTCCTTCCCTTGTGCCGCCCGCAGTTCGTGGGCGGTCACCAATAGAACCTTCTTATAGGGCGCGCTTAGCCCTCGATATGTGTCAATGAGGTCACGCTCGTCATTGGAGATGAGCGCAAGGTCGGGACCGTCGTCATTCCGCCCGACCAGCTCGTCGAGCGTGACTCCATAGCGGTCAGCCAAAGCGCAGAGAACGTCCGAGTCAGGGTCGCGGACCTCGCGCTCGTAGTTCTGGTACGTCTTTTTCGGGATACCGAGGTAGTCGGCTACCTGCTCCTGGGTGAGGCCGTTCATGCGCCTGTATAGCTTGAGTTCCATGGCCGCGCTCCTTTCTGCCTTAGCACGAAGATACCCAAAATGGGGACTTTTATCAATATATCTTCTTGCTACATCCCCATAATGGGGGTATAGTTCCCTCATGAGGTACCCAAAACGGGCACTTAATCAGAAAGGAGACAAGGATGAAGAACAACATCGCATCGGAGCGAGTCCGCTTGGGCATGTCCCAGCAGGACCTTGCCGACGAGCTCGAGGTTTCCCGCGACTCGGTGAAGGACTGGGAGGCCGGTCGTACGCCCATCAAGAGCACGTTGCTCATCTCGATGGCCGACATCTTCGACTGCAGCCTCGACTACCTCATGGCTCGCTCGAACGAGCGCCTTATCAAGAAGGCGGTGGCGTAATGCCCCGCAACCAGAGGCTCGACATCATGCGCCGGAAGTTGCAGCGCCGCTTCAAGTCCTGGAAGGGACGCCGGGCGTAATGACGTGGACGAGCAGCGAAGTCCGCTACCTCGAGGAACACGCCGGGGACGGGGCCGCAGCAATAGCCGAGGCCCTTGGCAAGACGGTGAGGGCGGTGGAGGTCCAAGCGTCCAAATACGGACTCTCACTCCGCAGGCGCTGGATATGCCCGCGATGCGGGCGGCAGACCTTCAAGCCGCTATCTAGCCGGACCGGGTGGTGCGTCTCCTGCACAAGGGAGCAGCGCGCCTCCGAGATCGCCGAGCAGGTGCGGGCGATGGAGGAGGAGGTGAGGAGAGAGGGCCGCGTGAACAAGGAGCGGCAACGGCTCTACAGCCGCAAATACCGCGCAAAGCGTCAAATCGACGAGAAGTTTTCGAGAAGCGACAACCAAGAAACGGAGGAAGAATGACCCCTCAAAACAGATACGCGGGCACCCCCAGCAACCACACCAAGAGCGCCCGCACGTCCAACAGGACTCCCCGCATCGTAGCACGCGAGGGCTACCGCCTGCCAGCGCAGGAGCAGGCCGACAGGCAGAGGGACGCCTTCAGGGCCGGGCTTCTGGTCGGCATCACCGTGACGGCGTTCGCCATGTGCGCGCTGCTGTGGCTCTGGATTATCCCGACCATGGACGGCGCGGTGCACAGCGCCCAGGCAGCATACGAGGCGGTGGGCGTGCATGCGTAACGACGAGCGCTACAACCCCAAGCCCCAGAGCGGGCAGCTCGAGATATTCGGCCTCGGGGCCAAGGGCGAGGCGGACGCGGAGGACGCACGCCGCTGGATTGACGAGAACCCCGGCGCATGGAACTACATGGTCGAGAACGCCGTGAGGCTCTCGAAGAAGGGCTACGTGAGCGCCAACTACCTCGTCAACATGGTCCGCAACGAGCTGCACGTGGGCGTGCGCAACGGCCTCGCGCCGTCCTTCGCCCGAATCATGGAGGCGCGCTACCCCAGCCTCAAGGACGCCTTCAACAGGCACCGCAGCCAGTCCGACGGGTTTACGGCATGAGCTGGGTCAGGCACAGGGAGCGCTCCATGACCTTCCAGCTCGAGCTGGAGAAGATCGTGGGCAAGGAGCGCCACCGGACCGACCCGAGAACCGGACGCAACTACACCCCGAAGCAGACGAGGCTCGCCGAGGAGGCCGTACGCAAGGCCTACAGGGCCGAGCACGAGGACCACGGGGACTTCGACGGAATCGTGACCGTCGCCATCGAGACCTTCAGGCCCCTGGCCAAGAGCAACCCGAAGTACTGGGTGGGCCGCGCCGACCTCGGCAAGCCCGACTGGGACAACATCGGCAAGCTCGTATGCGACGCGCTCAACGGCGTCGCGTACACGGACGACGCCCACGTGGTGATGGGTGGCGTCCAGAAGGGATGCCGCACGCCATACGGCACGCCGCCGCTGGCAAAGGTGTGCATCACCCACTTCACCGAGGAATACATAAAGGAGAAAAAGAAATGAACGACAAGTACTTCGACGCCAACCTCTTCGAGGAACTCCCGGCGGACCACTTCCACAAGAAGGTGCTCGACCACGCCACCTGCATCGCGGCCAACCTCATGTTCGATGCGGCCCACCCCGACCACACCGGCGGCGTGAAGAGCGCCAACGCCTACCACATGATGATCGCGCTGTGCGAGGCCGGGCTCGCGAAGCTCGACGAGAAGGACGTGGCCGAGAGCCGCGAGTTCGTCACCAAGGTGATCACGCCCATCACCAAGGAGAACGAGCGCGAGATGTGCCGCGAGTTCATGGCCGCCATTATCGGCATCAAATAGGAGGCATCTATGGAACCCATGGAGATCAGGGCCAACTTCAAGCAGGCGACAGTCAAGGGCGGCACGGCCGTGCTGCAGCTCGAGATTCTGACGAGCGACGCCAATGCCTTCCCCATCCTCAAGCTCTCCGGCAAGCCCGTCGTCCTGACGGTGGCCGACATCCAGGACGAGCTGCCGCTCGACTACGAAGAGGAGGACGAGGGCGAGCCGCTCCCGTTCGACCGACCCGCGAACGTGGACGCGGAGACGGGAGAGGTCTACGAGTTAATCACGGACGAGGCGCGAATGATTGGAGACGGTGAGTAATGGAGTACACGCAGGACGAGAGGCTGGCCGTGCTCACGGCCATGCAGAAGCAGATCAATCCCGCGCTCGACGAGGCCAAGGCCATCGCGCGGCAGGAGATCATGGACGGCTTCGCCGAGACCCACACCGACCGCCGCGCCATCATCGTCGGCGAGGAGAAGGTCGGCGAAATCGGCATCAGCTACAGCAAGGCCGCCCCGGTAATCCTCAAGGAGCGCATGGACGAGGCCGTGGCCTTCCTCGACTCCATCGGCATGGTGGACATCGTGCCCAAGAAGGGCTGGGAGGCCCACTTCGCCAAGGCCGGGGACAAGGTCGTGTGCACCGACACTGGCGAGACGGTCGACTGGGCCATGTGGTGCCCCAAGTCGCCCAAGACCGCAGCGGTGCGCGGCTGCGCCCCCGAGGACGTCATGCAGGCGCTCGGTCCGCGCGTCGATGGAATGAGCGCGGCCGCCCTGCTCGGGGACGGTGAGCTGTGATGGCCCAGACGGTGAAACCGGATACGTTCGACCCGGCCGCGCTGTTCACCAAGCTGCTCGCGGAGGCGCAGGCCGAGATGGTCAACCCGCCAAAGAGCAAGACGGGCCAGAAGGGATACCAGACCTACTCGTACTCCCCGCTGGACTTGGTCCTGAACATCATCAGGCCGCCGCTGAACAAGCGCGGAATCTTCTTCTACCAGCGCTCCGAGGTCGCCGCCAACGGCGCGGGCATGCTCCTGAACACCGTCGTGGCCTACGGGGACGAGGAGCGCGTGCTCGACGTGAAGCCGTACGAGTACGCCAGCGACCCGCAGGAGTTCGGCAAGCGCGAGACCTACGCCCGCCGCTACTCCGCGCTCATGGCCTTCGGCCTCGTGGGAGAGGAAGACACCGACGGCGACACAGGCCCCAAGGAGACGAAGGAGAAGGCCCCGACGAAGCCGCGCCCGAGCAAGCGCAAGGTGATGCTCGCCAAGATAGCGAAGCTCAAGGCCGAGTGCATGCAGAACGGAGTCAAGGAGGAGGGCCTCCGCGCGTACGAGGAGGCCAACTTCGGCACCGACGACACGACCAAGCTCACCGACAGGCAGCTCGAGGAGCTTGGCAAGCATCTGGCCCAGATGGCCAGGGACAGTAAGGAGATCGACTAGTGAGCAGCGGAATCAACACGGTCGCCATCAGCGGCAACCTCGGGCGCGACCCCGAGCTGCGGGCCACGCAGACGGGCACGCAGGTGCTCCGATTCTCGGTGTGCGTCAACGAGCGCCGCAAGGTCGGCGACGAGTGGCAGGACGTGCCCAACTGGGTCGACGTGACCGTTTTCGGCAAGCGCGCCGAGGCGCTCAACCGCTACCTGTCCAAGGGCACGCACGTTTGCGTGCAGGGCAGGCTGCGCCAGAGCAAGTGGGAGAAGGACGGCCAGAAGCACAGCCGCCTCGAGGTGATCGCGGACAACGTCACGTTCTCCGGCGGGGCCAAGCGCGACGACGTGCCCGACGAGGTCTACGACGACGATTGTCCGTTCTAAGGAGGAGCGATGGAGCAGTATTCGATTCTCGACCTCGCGCTCGAGGTCTACATCCCGGGCGCGCACGGCTATGGGTGCACCGAGGGACAGTGCGTCTACACGGTCACCAACGGCCAGGCGCTCCTGGTCGAGGCGAAGGTCAAGCGCTCGCGCGGCAACGACGCCGCGCCGAAGGTCAACAAGAAGCGCCTGCAGCGCGTGGCCATGTGCTTCGCCGCCGACCATCCCGAGGTCGAGGCCATCAGCTTCGACGTGCTCGAGGTGATCGTTGGCAGCGAGGCCACCCTGACCTTCAACGCGGCCAAGGCCGCCTTCACCTGGGAGCGCTGACATGGAGGAGGCCCAATTCAAGTGGCTTCCCAAGTTCACCGCAGCCTGCGCCAAGGCACCGGAGGAGCAGCGAGGAAAGCTCCTCTGGGCCTTGGCCCAGTACGGCACCTACGGCATCGAGCCGGAGCTGGAGTGGCCGCTCGATGCCATCTTCGCCAGCGTCCGCGAGGACATCGACTACTCGAAACGGTGTATCGCGGCAGGCAAAACGGGTGGACGAGGTAACAGAAAGCCCCCTTTAGACGGTACTAAACCCCCCTTTAGCGAAACCGAAACCCAAAACGACGAGCCGGAAGGAAACGACGAACCCCTTTCGGATACGCAAAAGGGTGACGGAGACGACGCCGAAGCCAAAGCAAAGCAAGGCAAGGCAAAGCAAGGCAAGGCAGTTAGTAAGAGGTTCGTCAAACCCGCGCTCGCGGAAGTCGAGGAGTACGTCTCGGCCAAGGGCTACACGTTCAGCCCCGAGGCGTTCTGGAGCTACTACGAGGCCGTCGGGTGGAAGGTCGGCAGCAAGCCGATGAAGAACTGGAAGGCCGCGTGCTCCACGTGGCAGCAGCGCGAGGCGAAGAAGGAGGTCAAACATGATGCGTACTCAAATCTCTGACGTGCTCATGCCCGACGGGGCGCGCGAGCAGATCGCCGCAATCATGCGCTCCCGCCTCCGCAAGGCCGGGCTGCGCGGCCCCTACGCCGAGGCCGACTGCGACCTCGGCAAGCGCATGGACAAGCTCGCCGGAAAGGGCGAGGGCGCATACCTCTGGGGCGAGCCGGGCACGGGCAAGACCTACGCCGCCGCCTGCGCCGTCCGCATGGCCGTGCTGGACGGAACCAGCGCCAAGCTGGTCACCACGAGCCGCCTGCTCGACGACATCCGCTCCGAGTACGACGGCGGCGAGCGCGGGGCGCTCCGCAGGGCCGAGCGGTACAGGCTCCTCGCCCTGGACGACCTCGGGGCCGAGCGCCCGACCGAGTGGGCCATCGAGACGCTGACGCGCCTCATCGATACCCGAGTGGCCGAGGGCCTGCCCACCATCGTCACGAGCAACTACCGCATCGGCCAGATCAGGGACCTCTGGGGAGGCATGGCCGGAAAGCGCGTGGCATCGCGCCTCGCCGGTGCGTGCAGGCCCATCGAGGTCAAAGGGCAGGACAGGAGGCTCGGATGATAGTGAGCGCATCGCAGCTCCGTGGAGTCCCGAAGGACCGCGCGGAGCTCTACGGCAAGCCCCACGTCGGAGCGCGCTACGTCGGCAACCGCTACGAGCTGACCGCCGAGCGCTGCGGAATCTGCGGGCGGCAGGCCACGAACTGCCACCACATCGTGCCGAGGCGCTGCGGGGACTTCGCCCTCGTCACGCCCAGTGGCACGTGGCGGCTCCGCTCGCCGCTGATCGCCCTCTGCGGGAGCGGCACCACGGGATGCCACGACGGGTTCCACGGCGGGGCGAGATACAGGCCCGAGTGGGTGTGGGACGAGCCGGAGTTCGAGGAGGCGTGGTGGGACGGCACGCTGCTGTGCGAGCACGAGCCGCACGACCCCGCGCTCTACGGATACGGCCACTGGGCAATAACGGACGCCAAGACGGGACGAACCATCGAGATAACGGAGGGTTAGACATGGAAATCACCAACTGCGAGCAGTACGTGCTCGCCGAGCTGGACTACGAGCAGCGCCGGAACAAGCGCCTCGTGGCCGAGAACAACAAGCTGGCCAAGCAGCTCGACGCCATGACCAAGAGGGCCAAGAGCTACAAGGAGACCATCGACCGCCCCAAGACGCCCATCGAGGCGCTGGCCGACGAGGTCATGCGCGAGGAGATGCTGACCCGCTTCTCCTATGCCGAGGTCACGGACGTCAAGAGCGCGTTCAGCGGCAAGCTGCTCGGCTTCGACGAGTGGTGCCACGAGGCAGTGCGCCTGAAGGCGCTGCCGGACGACATCAGCGAGGAGACGCTCATCCGATTCATGCGCGACGACCTCAAGGCCATCTACGACGAGCAGGTGGCCAAATGTACCGAGTAGAGGCGGTCGTGTTCGACAAGAGCGACGGCGGCAGGCCGAGGCCTTCGAGCGGTGCCTTCTACGACGTCTGCGCGGGGAGCTTCGAGAAGTGCATGGAGTTTATCCGCGCCAACGCCGTGACCCCGCCGGACTGCCTGCCGACCTTCTACCGCATCGTCCATGAGTAGGGCGTGCGCGGGGCAGACGGTCCTCGACCTCTTCCCCGCGCCTCCGCGCGACCACGTCGAGGACACGCTCAAATGGATGTGCGACGTGCACGGGTGCATCAGGGGCGAGATAGAGGGCGAGGTCCGCGAACTGTACCGGGACTTCGGCACCGTGGAGGCGTTCGACCGCTGCAAGGCGCTGGTCCACTTCCGCGACGGGAAGAGGTGCCACGAGCCGCTCGGGTGCACCACCCCACGGCAGGTGGGCGTGTTTGACCCGGACGTGGAGGTCCACACGGTGTGGGACCGCTGCTGGGCGGCGACCCACGGCCTGCCGATGGGGCAGGTGTTTAGATTGAGAAGCTGGGACTACGGCCAAAAGAGGCCAGGGAGCTGGATGGAATGAGGAGACCGACCGGGGAGGACGCCATAAGGGCCGCAGCGCTGCTGTTGAGCATCCCGCTGCTTTTGGCGTGCCTCCCGCTCATCGCATACGACTGGATTAAGGAGAAGAAGAAATGAACGAGATCACCACGGAGGAGCGCCTCCGCATCGTCGAGGAGCTGAACCGCACGGCCAACGACAGCCTGGGCGGCGAGAGCCTCCAGCGCGCGCTGGCCAGAATCACCGGGGCGGAGGACACGAGCTGGCGCGGGGTCATGCGCCGCGTGGCCGAGCTGGCGTACCGCCCGACGACGCAGGTGCAGGTTGCGCCGGATGGCCGCTACCACTGCTTCGCCTGCGGCCACGACGGCAGGACCGAACCCACGGGCGGCCTGAACTACTGCGAGCAGTGCGGGGCGGAGGTGACCAACTGATGGATAGGCCCGACATCTACACGGACGGGGTGAGGCCGGAGCGCTGCGCCAACTGCGACCATGCCAGGACGACCGTGTTCCGCAGCGTCTACGGGACCGAGCGCATCGAGTACGAGTGCATGCGCAGGCCCGAGTTCATCCACCGCACCCAGGGCGAGGCCCACTGCAACTACTGGTCCGACGCGAGCTACGAGACCGGGGAGGACTAATGGCCAACTATTCGATCTGCACGCAGACGTTCGACATCGGCGACGAGCCGAAGGCCAAGGCGCTGAAGCCGCTGGAGGAGGCCACAGAAGTGTTCGGTGCGTGGCAGAACCGCTGCGACGAGGACGTGGTCGACGAGCTGGCCGACTGCATCCAGGCGTGCGCAAACATGATGGCGTGGATGGGCCTCACGCAGCAGGACGTGGACAACGCGATGCTGCGCTGCCTCAAGCGCAACAGGGACAGGGGAAGGATTGATGCGCCATGGCTTGCGTAGAGTTGCCAAAAGACGCCTGCGGGCGCGCCATTCCGCTGGATACCGGGACGCTCTACAAGAAGAACGGCGTGGCGAAATTCATCTACCACTACGACTACGACCCGCGCGACAAGGCTTGGTACGTCGAGACGGACGATGGGTCGCGTAGCGTTTCCGAACTCCTGCTCGACCGGGACGACAGCTGGGAGAGGCTGCTGGCCGACCTTAAAAGGGGCGCGAGCAGAGTCCATCACCCGGAGTGCGCCTACTTCGGGAGGGACGAGAACGACTGCGACCAATGCGAGGCCGTCTGCTCCTTCGCCTGCAAGAAAATCGCGTTCGGGGACATCGAATCGCGCATCCGCAAGTTGAGGGGTGAGGCCTGATGGCGACGCACAGGCTCAAGATTCAAGAGCAATACGCCGACGCCGTCCTGAACGGCACCAAGACGTTCGAGATTCGCAAGAACGACCGGGGTTACAAGGTCGGCGATGAGATCGTATTCGACGTTGTCACGAACGAAGGCTACGCCGTCGGGGAAGCAGCCAGGCATCCGCTCAACGGTGAAGTCTACCGAATCGACTACATCCTCGACGACTTCGAGGGCCTCGCCCAGAAGTACGTGGCGATGGCCATATCCAAGGAGGGCGAATGATTACCGATGATGTGCGCCGCGAGACGGCGAAGAGGCTACGCGAGAAAAAGAAGGAATTCTTCGGCGGACGCAGTTGGTTCCCGCAGGACCTGATTCTCTACCAGAGCATGTATCTCACGGCCATCGACGAGTGTCTGCCGGACGGCGAGTGCGGATTCGACGTCCTCGCCGACCTTATCGACCGAGGCGAGTGCGAGAACGTCTACGACGAGAACGAAATGGGAGCCTGCGACAACGGCTTCGAGTGCTCGGTCTGCGGATGCAGGGTCGAGGACGAGGAGCATTACCACGTGAGCGGCGTCTGGAACAATTGCCCGCAGTGCGGGAGGACGGTCGTGAAGCCATGAGCACGGAGTACGTTCTGGACGCCGACAAGATCGCCCACTGGCGCATCGACAACCACGTCCCGCTGAAGCAGCTGGCGCGCGCCGCCGGGGTAAACCTCAGCAGCCTGAGCCACGCCATCCGCGGCGGCAGGGAAGTGAAGATGAACCTGCTGCTCAATCTGGCGAATGCGATGGGCGAAGACCCGCGCGACATCGTGAGGCCCAAAGCACTTGCAAGTCAGGAGACAAAATGAAATTCGAGATCATTGAGCGCCACATCATCGACGTGCCGGACAGCGAGCTCACGGACGGCGAGCGCCCCTTGGGCAAGATGACGCTCGACGAGGTTCTCGACGTCATCGCGGAGAACCCGCACAGGTTCATCGAACAGTACGAGGTGTACCGCGAGGAGGTGATTCGCCTTGGGGGCAAGCTGTGATCCGGGCTACAACCTCCCGGACGGATGCGCCGACGCGGCAATCGACAGGCGCTTCGGGGAGCGCGGCCCGACCTGCGCCGAGTGCACCAAGATGTACGAGTGCTGCTGCGACTACGGCATCTGCGAGATAGAGTTCGACGACGCCTTCTGGGAGAAGTTCGACGGGGCGGACGCGGAGCCGGGCGACGTCGCCTACTGGGCGCTCCCGTGGATAGCGGACCATATGAGGGACATGCAGGAGGCGGCGTGCGACATGTTCTGTGGCTGATGTCGCTGGCGGCGCTTACCGCGCTGCTGGCTTGGGCGGCGAGGTCCGCATGGGCGCTCGCCGTGGTTCTGACCGTTCTCGTGCGCATGGCGTGCGGGTGAGATTGGAGGATTGAATGGACTGGATCGTAAGGCTGGCCGGCAAGCTCATCGGGTGCCTCATCATGGCCGCGCTCGTGCTGCTGTGCGCAGCCGCCGTCGTGTGGTGCTGGCGGGTGCTCGCGGGGCTGGTCGCATGAGCGCCGGCGAGAGGGTGGCGCAGCAGCTCAGCGACGCCGCTGCCCTGCTTGAGTCCATGGCGGACGACGTGGCGGGAGACATCGACGAGAGGTTCGTGCTGCCGCCCATCACGCTCACCATCGAGATAGGCGCCACCGACGAGACCCCGACCCTGTCGGTGAAGAAGCGCTATATCGCGAGGAAGCGCCTGGCATGACGTGGAGCTCCAACGGCAACGCCGAGCGCAAGCTCAAGGCGAGGCTCCGCGCCGAGGGCAGGCCGTGCCACATATGCGGACAGCCCATAGACTACAGCCTGCCGCCCGGCACGCCGTGGAGCTTCGAGGCCGACCACGTGGTGCCGAGGGCGAGGGGCGGCGCGGTGCTGGACTACGCGAACCTCGACGCGGCGCACCGCATCTGCAACCAGAGGAAGGGCAAGCACATGCCGGGCGACGCGAGGCCCGTCGAGATAAGGCGCACGAGGCTGTTCTGAAGGCTCGAGACAACTGAATAGGCGGGGCTGAAAAGCCAAACTGGAGGCGCGGTCGTTTGCTCGGCTGCGCCTCACTGTTTTTTGGGGCGCTGAGCCGCCGATGGCGGGGGCATTGCCCCTCCCCGGGGGTGCACGGACACCCATTGCTGCCAGTGCCGATTTCCCCCCGCCCCATGACCCCAGGGCGGGGGTAGGCCGCGAATCTCACCCGCATCGCACAATGCGGGCACGAGAAAGGAGACCGGGATGCCGGAGATGCCGGAATCGGTCGCATCCGATGACTATCAATCGCAGATCTGGGCGAGCGTCACCGCATCGGGGCGCTTCTCCGACGAGGACGCGCCGAACATCGCGCTGCTGTGCTACTGGCATGCCGTGGCGAAGGCCGCGGAGGACGCGATGAGCAAGGGCAAGTCCGTGAAGGTGCTCGACCCCGTCGGCTACAAGCCCATCAAGGCGAAGAACGGGCGGCACGCCATCATGGAGCGCCCGCACCCTGCCGTGTCCGTGCTCAAGCAGGCGACCGCCGAGATACGCGCGCTCAACGAGCTGCTCGGGCTGTCGCGCAAGGCAGTGCCCATCCAGGTGCAGCAGGCGCGTCCGCAGAGCGACGGCGCTAGGGTGCTGAGCCTGATGTTCGCCGACCGCGAGCGCAAGGCCAAGGCGGCGGGTGCCTGATGGAGCCCAGGCAGACGCCGACATACGAGGCTAACGTCCCTGAGGACCTCAGCGGCGACGGCGAGATGGCCTGCGAGCTCGCGACCGCCTACTTCGGCGACCCGCTGCCGTGGCAGCCGCACCTGCTCGACGCGATGCTGGCCCGCGACGCGCGCGACAAGTACCTGCTGCGCACGCTGGGCATCTCCATCCCGCGCCAGAACGGAAAGAGCTGGGTGGTTCGAGCCCGCTGCTTCTACGGCGCGCTCAACGGCGAGAAGATCCTGTACACCTGCCAGCACGGCGACACCTCCGACCAGATGTTCAAGGAGCTGTCCAAGCCGTTCGAGGACGAGGACGAGACCGAGCTGCATGACCTCCTGCTCGCCGTGCGCAAGACGAACGGGCAGCAGGCCATCAGTCTCAAGAACGGCGGCCTCATCCGCTTCACCACCCGCACCAACTCGCTGGCTCGAGGCAAGACCTACGACGTGCTCATCTACGACGAGGCGCAGGAGCTCACGGACACGCAGCAGGCGGCGTCCCTGCCGGCAATCTCGGCGAGCGCGATGCACAACCCGCAGACCATCTACCTCGGAACGCCGCCAGGCCCCGACAACGTCGGCACGGTGTTCCGCGACCTCCACGACGACGTGCACGACGGCGAGTCCGAGATGGCGTGGATCGAGTGGGGCGCGGACGAGATAGGCGACGTCCACGACGAGTCCCGCTGGTACGAGTACAACCCGTCCATGGGCACCGTGCTCAACTACGAGGCCGTCAAGGGCGAGTCCGAGCAGATGCAGCCCGACGTGTTCGCGCGCGAGCGCCTCGGGTGGTGGGCGAAGACGGGAGGCTCGCTCCTCTACGCCCTGTCCTCCAAGAAGTGGGACGGGTGCCGACGCGACTCAGCGCCCACTGACGGAAAGCTCGCCTTCGGCGTGAAGTTCTCCGCAGACGGCTCCAACGCCGCGGTGTCCTGGGCGCTCGCCGACAGGGACGGACCGTCCTACGTCGAGCTGTACGACGTGATGGGCGCTTCGGGCGGAACGGTCGCGATCTCGGACATGCTCCTGCGCAACCGAGATGAGATCGCGTGCGCCTGCATCGACGGCAAGTCCGGAGCGGACGCGCTCAAGCGGCGGATGCTCGACGGCGGCTTCAGCAAGTGCGCGCTCGTGATGGGCACGCCCGCAATCGTGCAGGCTGCGGCGTCGATGCTCAAGGACGAGGTCGACTCGGGCACGCTGTCTCACATCGAGTCGCCGGCGCTCGACGACTCGGCGCGCAAGTCGCTCAAGCGCGACATAGGCAGGGACGGATGGGGCTTCGCGGACGGCCCCGACTCCATCGCCGCCCCCATCGAGTCCGCATCGCTCGCCCTCTGGGCGGCGAGAACCACGAAGCGAGACCCGCGAAGGGAACAGGAGGCCAGCTTCTGATGGCAGCAGTGAACATGGAACTGGCGGGGCAGGTAGCATCCGCCGCAGGCTTGGAGCCGGGCGACGCGGCGCTCGTCCGCGAGCTCATGACCGTCTGGCGCGAGCATCGAGCCAGCAACCTCGAGCGCGAGGACTACTACCTCGGGCACGTGTCGGTGAAGGACCTCGGCATCGCCATGCCGGCGAGCCTCGCCAAGAAGATCAACCCGCGCGTGGACTGGCCCCGCAAGGCCGTGCACGCACTCGCCGACCGCTCCATCTTCAACGGTTATACGTGCGCGGATGAGCAGACGAGCAAGGCCCTCCGCGCCATCTGCGAGTCGAACCAGCTAGAGCGCCTCTACCGCAAGAACCTCATCGGCGAGCTGAAGCACTGCTGCGGCTTCTGGACCGTGACAGACGGCGGCGGCTACCCGGTCATCTCGGCGTACCCCGCCACCGCGGCGGCGGCGCTCTGGGACGACGCTCGCAAGGCCATCAGGGCGGGACTCGTCGTGGCTGAGTCCAAGAAGATGCCCGGCGACACCGAGCGCGTGCCGACCGTGGTGCACCTGCTCACCGACGACAGCCTCGTGGTGCTCACGCGCGACGGCGGCTCGTGGGTAGCCGAGTACCGCGAGCACTCGATGGGGCGCTGCCTCATGGAGCCGATGGCACACGGCGCGACGCTCGAGCGCCCCTTCGGCACCTCGCGCATAAGCCGCTCCGTGATGAGCATCACCGACGACGCCATCCGGCAGCGCGCCCGAATGGAGGTCGCCGCCGAGGCCGCGACCCTGCCGCAGACTTGGCTACTGGGCACCTACAAGAAGATGCTCAACGACGGCAACAAGTACGACGCCTCGATGGGCGCGGTCAACGAGATCACGAAAGACCCGGACGGCGACAAGCCCACGGTCTGGCAGTCCGCGCAGCTCCAGATGGCACCGCTCACGGAGTACCTGCGCCAGCTCGCCTGCCAGATGTCGGCCGTGACCAACGTGCCGGTGAGCTTCTTCGGCGTGTCCAACGACAACCCGTCCTCCTCGGACGCTATCGCCGCGTCCCTGGAGCCCTTGGTCATCGACGCCAAGAACCTCAACCGCGACAACGGCACGGCGCTGCGCAACGTGGCCTACATGGCGCTCGCCGTGGCGAACGGCACCGATTTCGCCACCGAGCGCGACGCGGGGCATGAGATCAACCCGCGATTCCTGTCCCCGGCGTACCCGTCCACGGTGAGCCTGTCCGACGCGCTGCTCAAGCAGGTGCAGGCGCTCCCGAAGCTCGCCAACTCCACGGTGGCCTACGAGATGCTCGACTACACGGACGAGCAGATCCAGCGCATCGAGTCGGATGCCAAGAAGGCGCAGGCGGGCGCGGCTATCGCATCGCTGTTCGAGCCGAAGGAGGGCGAGAATGGCGGCGGTGCCGACTAGCCTGCTGGACGAGCTGACCGATGAGGTGAACGCGCTGTCGGCAGACGCCCAGGCGAAGGTGAGGCCGGCGCTCGAGTCCCTGCTGTCGAGCTGGGAGCGCGGAGGTGGCGGCGATGTCGCCTCTCTCCGCGAGAGGGCCTACGAGACGATCGAGGCGGTGCTCGGGTACTACGCCGACACGTGCGCCGCCGCGAGGGCCGCAGAATACTACGACGCGGTCAGGGCGTCGCAGGGCTTCCCCGGGAAGTATCGGGCGGTCGCCGAGTCCATGCGAGACCCGGACGCCACGCTCGGCGCGGTTAGATATTTCATCGGCAAGGTCGTCGAGGGCGCCCCCGAGGTCTTTGTCTCGCGGTGCGTCACGAGGGTCGACGAGGAGATCAGGCGCGCCGCCAACAGGTGCGTCGCCCACAACGCGCGCAAAGACCCGGCGAAGCCGTGGTACGCCCGCGTTCCCCGTGGCGAGACGTGCGGGTTCTGCCTCATGCTCGCGTCGTTCGGCTTCTACGCCAAGACCGAGGCGGCGGCGGAGCACTCGCACGCGCACTGCGACTGCCGAATCGTTCCCGGCTTCGACGGGGTGACCACAGTCAAGGGATACGACCCTGACGGGATGTACGAGAGGTATAACGACTGCCTGGCCGCGCTCGGAGGCCGCGACGGCATCGCCTCCGACTGGTACGCAATGCCGGAGGACGAACGCGAAGCGCTCGTGAGGCGCCACGGCAACAAGGAGGGGAAGGCGTACACCGCCTACCTCAACAACCGCGTCGCATCCGAGATAGAGCTACGCGACCCGTCCTGGTACGCCGGCGGCGAGCATAAGGGCATAACGTTCACGGACGATGCGGTGAGGCGCGACAAGGTAAAGAGGTGGAGGGTAGACCCCGGAGAGAGGAGAACCGCAGAGAAGTTAGCGACTCTGGGCTACAAGACTGAGTTCTGGGAAGACGAGGTGCACCTGAAGAGCGAGAACGCGCAGGGAAAAACGACCGTAAGCCGCGCCGACCTGTCCACAGGCATCGAAATCAAGACCGTGTACACGTCGAAATCGGAGAACACGTTCAAGTCGCACATGAAGTCCGTGGCCAACAAGAGCGGGGTGCGGTTCGCCGTCTTCGACGTCAGCGAGAACAAGTCGGTCACCGACAGCCAAGCCGAAGCGTGGATACGCAAGTACATGAAGAGGTACGGAATCTCTGAGGTGCGGATGCTGGGGCACGACGGGTCGCTCCAAACGATAAAAAAATAGGCGGGAGCTGCATGTCTCAATAGGTGAGTCAAACAGCTTCCGCCTAACCCAATCATACCGCATGGCCGCCCACGGGCGGCTTTTTTCATGCCGAAAAACGCCAAACAGGCCAAATCTCACGCCCGTAGGACACTGCCGCGCGACAGGGCCGCACGGCCCGAAACGCACATCTAAGGGGCTCGGCCGCACGGCTGGCCCGACGGGCCGCACGGTCCGGGAAAGGACGCGACATGGCAGCAGAGACCAACACGGAGCCCACGGGCGGTACGGAGCCGACCGGGGGCGAGGAGCCCGACTACAAGGCGCTCTACGAGGCCGAGAAGGCGCACTCCCGCAAGTGGGAGAAGCAGGCCAAGGCCAACAAGAGCGCGGCAAGCGCACTCGACGAGGCCAACCAGGCGAAGAAGACCGCCGACGAGAAGGTCGCGGAGCTCGAGAAGCGACTCGACGCCAAGGAGAAGGCCGAGGCACGAGCCAAGACCGCCGCCAAGGTCGCGCAGGAGAAGGGAGTCCCCGCCGAGCTCATCGTCGGCGAGGACGAGGAGAGCATGGCCGCATGGTGCGACAAGATGCTCGCCGCATTCAAGACAAAGCCCGCGCCGCGAGTTGAGAAGCCCGGCAGCTTCGACAAGGGCGGCAAGGGCGGGGACGAGGCGCTGCGAGACTTCGCCAAGCGCCTCCTGAAGTAAGCCAAACCCGAAGAAAGGCACAGAAATGGCTGCAAACGACACCCAGAAAATCAAGCTGCCGTCCAGCGTGGTATCCACCATCATCGGCAAGGTGAAGGACACCTCCACCATCGCCACGCTGAGCCCCAGCACCCCGCAGAAGTTCGCGGACACGACCTACCTCGTGTTCAACCCGACCGCAGAGGCCGAGGTCGTCGCCGAGGGCGGCAAGAAGTCCGGCTCCGAGATCTCCACCGACCCCGTGGTCGCAAAGCGCGCCAAGATCGTCACGACCACGCGCGTCTCCGACGAGCTGAAGTGGGCCGACGAGGACAACCAGCTGGAGATCATCTCCAACATCATCGCCGACCAGACCGCCGCCGCGGGCCGCGCGCTCGACTACATCGTCTACCACGCCATCAACCCCAAGACCGGCCTCGGCCTCACGGGCTACACCGCCCTGACCGCTGACAAGGACGTCCACAGCGTCGCCAAGACCGACTCCCCGGTCGACGACATCGACTCCCTCTCCGACGCCCTGCTCGACTACGGCATCAACGGCATCGCCATGAGCCGCCAGTTCGCCTCCGAGCTGCGCAAGCTGCGCGTGCCCGCCACCGGGCAGCGCCTGTACCCCGAGGTGCCGCTTTCCCTCAACGTGGGCAACCTCGACGGCATCCCCGCCTCCGTGTCCGGCACCGTGAACGGCCGTCTCGCCAAGACCCCGACCAAGGTCTCCGCGATCATGGGCGACTTCTCCGCAATCAAGTGGGGCATGGTCCGCGACATCACCGCCGAGGTCATCGAGTACGGCGACCCCGACAACACCGGTCAGGACCTGAAGGGCTACAACCAGATCGCCTACCGCACCGAGGCCGTCCTGACATACGCGGTACTCGACCCGAAGGCCTTCGCCGTCCTCAAGAGCGCCTAGGGGGTACCGAGATGGCTCAGCTAGTCCAGAAATTCATCGTGGAGGACGTGGGCAAGGCGTCCAGCATCCTCCCGCAGCACGTGGCGCTCGTCTCGCCCGACGGCAAGCCGCTCGTCGTGCCAAAGAAGGTCGCCAACCCCGGCGCCAGCCCGACCGTCGCGAAGGTCGTGCAGGCCCTCGTCGACGCCGGGATCATGGAGGCCGAGTAGCGATGGCCGCGCTCGCCAGCGTCGACGACTACAAGGCCCGCTACGGCGAGCCCGCGGACTCGGCGCGCACCGAGGTGCTGCTGCAGGACGCATCAGACCTGATGCTCGCGGCATTCGAGGACCGAATCGGCGAGTACACCGAGGGGGCGTGCCCGGCATTCGACCGAGCGGCCCCCGCCGTGTGCTGCCTGCTCGTCAACCGCGTGCTCTCGGCACCGTCCGCGATGGCCGGCGCCACGCAGTACAGCCAGGGGGCGGGCATCTATACGGCATCGGTGACCTACGGCTCGGCGCTCGGCGATATGTACCTAGGTAAGAGCGACCTCAGGCGCCTCGGCCTCACCGGTCAGGCGCTCGGGTCGCTCACGCCGCTGGAGAGGGGAGGGGTGACCGAATGATGTGCCTCATCTCCGGCGAGACCGTGACCGTGCGCAATGCGGCCCAGTCATACGACGAGCTTGGCGAGCCTGCCGGCGAGACGGTGTCCGAGGAGGCGGTCGACAACGTCGTCGTGTGCCCCGGCGCGACCGCCGACCTCGACTCGACGCGCCCGAACGGCGTGACGGTCGCCTATACGCTCTGCTTCCCGAAGGGCGCAGACGTTGACCTCAAGGACGCGACGGTCACGGTGCGCGGCACCGACTACAAGGTGGTCGGCGACCCCAAGCGATACACCGCGGCCAATACGCCCGGCCCCTGGGACCTCACCTGCGAGGTGACCCGAACCGATGGCTAAGGCGAAGTGCGAGGTCAAGATCAAGTGGAAGGGCTGGAACCGCGGCGGATACGCCGAGGTCATGAACGGCTGGGGCGTGCAGGCCATGCTCGACCAGAAGGCAAACGCCGCCGCTGCCGCATGCAACTCCACGTTCACGCCGAAGTACGGCGAGAGCGGTTACAGCACCGCGACCATAGGCGGCTCGCTTGCGAGGGGCCGCGTCGTCTACACGGACAGCAAGCATGCCAACGTGAGCGAGCGCAGGCATAACCGGCTGCAATCGGCATTCGGAGGTGACTGATGGACATCGAGAGGGTGGTCGCCAAGCGGCTCATGGACGCGACCGGCATCAAGTGCGTGCCGGACGTGCCGCGCGAGAGACCCGATGAGTTCGTCCAGGTCACCCTTGCCGCCACGAGCGCGACACGGTTCATCCAGTCCCCGCGCGTGCTCGCCACGTCGTGGGCGAAGACCCGCAGGCGCGCACGCGAGATCGCCGAGGCCGTCGAGCGGGCGTGCGCCGCCATCGAGGACGAGCCGAACGTGTTCTCGGCCGTTCCCGACGGCACGTACCGATGGGACGACCCCGACACGGGGGCTCCCAGATACCAGACGAACATCAACCTGACCATCTGCGAATAAGGAGCAATCATGGCAGAAAGCAACAAAAACAACGTCGCCAACGTCTCCAGCGCCAAGGGAGTAAAGGGCGGTTACATCTTCACCGCGCCCGCCGGAACGGCGCTGCCGACCGACTACAAGACCGCGCTGCCCGCTGCGTGGAAATGCCTCGGCTACATCAGCGAGGACGGCTACGTCGAGACGCTCGACACCGACTCCGAGGACATCAAGGACATGAACGGCGACCTCATGGCCTCGCCGCAGACCTCCCGTGTCGAGAGCGCACAGCTCACGCTCGCCGAGATCAAGGCCGCCACCCTCAAGGTCATGTACGGCTCCGACAACGTCAAGGACGAGGAGGGCATGATCACGGTCAAGCACAACGGCAACTCCGACGAGACGTGGCCGGCCGTGCTCGAGCTCGTGCTCAAGGACGGACGACGCTGGCGCAAGGTCGTCCCCAACGCCCAGTCCTCCGAGCTGGACGACCTCACCCTCGCCGTCGGCGAGCTCGCCGCGCGCGCCCTCACGGTCAAGTACCTCACGGACGATGCCGGCAACACCTGCTACGACTACATCCAGTCCACTGAGACCGCTGCCACCAAGGCCGCCGAGACCGCGGAGGACAAGTAATGACCGAGCTCACATTCACCATCCCGGGCATCGAGGGGGAGTTCACCGCTGACTACGACGAGCTCACCTCCTACAAGACCAACAAGCAGTTCGCCAAGAGCGAGACCGAGCCCGCCGGCATGTTCGATGCATTCGAGCGCGTGTTTGCCGGACATGACGAGGAGTACATGGAGCGCCTGGGCGGCTCCGTCGAGTTCACCGGCGTGCTCATGCAGGCCGCATTCGAGGCGGCGAAGGCAAAAAACTCCCAGGATTCGTCCTCGAGCTCGAAGGGCACCGCGCAGAAGTCGTAGCGGACTTCCGCCAGTACTACGGCATCGACCTCCCGCTCGAGGGCGGACCGGACGACCTCCGGCGCGCCGCCCTCCTGTGGGAGCAGCTGCCGAAGGAGTCGAGGTGCGCGCGCCGCATGTACCCGGAGCTCAAATGGAGCGAGGAGACGTACATGCTCTGGCGCATCGAGCACCAGCTCAGGAGCCTCGCTTGGGGACTGAGCGACAAGAAGCACCGGCCGCCGCAGGAGCCGCAGCCGCTCAAGACGCCCGGGCAGCTCGCGGAGCTCAAGAGGCACCAGCGCAACGCCCTCGCGAACAGGGCGGAAATCGACGAGATTCTAGGATTAGGAGGACGGGATGGCGACTAGCGTAGGCTCGGCATGCATCACGCTCATGCCGTCCATGAAGGGCTTCGCCGGCAGCATCTGCTCGGAGTTCGGCGACACGGGCTCCAAGGCCGGAAAGTCATTCGGCGACTCGATGACCTCCGGCGTGGACGGCGGGGTCAAGCGCTCGGGCGGGCTGCTGAACGGGCTCGGCACCGTCGCAAGGGGCGTGGGCACCGTCGCCGCGGCTGGCATGGGCGCGCTCACCACGGCGGTGACCGCAATCGGCGGCGCTGCGGTATCCGCATACGCCGACTACGAGCAGCTGGTCGGCGGCGTCGATACGCTCTTCGGCTCCGCGTCCGGCAAACTGCAGGGATACGCCGCGGATGCGTACAAGACGTGCGGCATGAGCGCAAACCAATACATGACCCAGGCGACCAGCTTCGCCGCATCGCTCGTGAGCTCGTGCGGCGGCGACGTGGCGAAGGCCGCCGAGTCCGCCAACACAGCGATGGGCGACATGGCGGACAACGTCAACAAGATGGGCTCGGACATGGCCGACGTCCAGAACGCCTACCAAGGTTTTGCCAAGCAAAACTACACGATGCTGGACAACCTGAAGCTGGGCTACGGCGGCACGAAGTCCGAGATGGAGCGACTCATCGCGGACGCCAACAAGCTGTGCGCGGCGCAGGGCAAGACCGCCGACCTCACCATCGACAGCTACGCCGACGTGGTCGAGGCCATCCACACCGTGCAGTCCGAGATGGGCATCACCGGCACGACCTCCAAGGAGGCCGCGACGACCATCTCCGGCTCCATCGGCATGGCCAAGGCATCATGGGAGAACTTCCTCACCGGCCTTGGCCGAGACGACGTGGACTTCTCGCAGCTCACCGAGCAGCTGCTCACGTCCGTCGGCGCGGTCGCCAAGAACATCGCGCCGCGCGTCGCCCAGATCGGGCAGGGCATCATCAATGCGCTCCCCGCGGCGCTCTCCGGCATCGCGTCGGTGCTCACACCCATCGTGTCCGAGGCGCTCGCCACGGCGTGGAACATCGCCGTCGGGGCGCTCGCCGGCATCGGGATCAAGCTGCCGAAGGTGGACTCCTCGCAGATCTGCTCGGCGCTTCAGGCCATCCTTGGCGTGGCCACGTCCGTCGGTAACGGCATCAAGGCGGCAATCGGGTTCATCGCGCCGCTCATCGCGCCAATCGGCACGGCGCTGCTCAACATCGCGCAGGCCGTGCTGCCGGTGCTCTCAACCGGCATACAGGTGGTGCTCGGCATCGTGCAGGCGCTGTCGCCGGTCATCGGCTTCCTGGTCACCGTCATCGCTGACGTGATGACGACCGTCTCGCAGCTCGTCGCCATCGCCATGCCCGCCGTGCAGTCCGTGCTGTCGGCGGTGCTGGCTGCGATGCCGCTCATCCAGGGCGCGATTCAGGTGGCGATGGGCATCATCTCCGCCGTCTGGAACGCAGTCTGGCCGGTGATCTCCGCTGTCCTGACCGGCGTGATGGATGCAATCTCCACTGCCGTCCAGGTCGCGATGGCCGTGGTGCAGACAGTCATCTCCACGGTCACCGCCGCGATAAGCGGAGACTGGGATACGGTCTGGAACACCATCAAGTCGGTAGCCGAGCTCGTCTGGTCTCAGATAGAGTTCGCCGTGCGAGCGGCCATCGGGGTCGTCGAGTCCGTGATAACGTCCACGCTCGATGGAATCAGCTCGATTTGGTCAAGCGTGTGGGACACCGTCCGCGACTTCGCCGAGGTGGTCTGGGGACGCATCAAGTTTGCCGTCAACTCGGCGATAAATCAGGTCAGCGGCGTGATCAGCTCCGTGCTCAACAGCATCAGCTCCACGTGGTCGAGCATGTGGGGGAGCATCAAGAGCGCCTGCTCGTCCATCTGGGAGGGCATCAAGAGCGCGGCGTCCAACGGAATCAACTCCGTCTACAGGACCGTCACGAGCATCAAGGGCAAGATCACCGGGTTCTTCTCGGGTGCGCGCAACTGGCTCTTCAACTCCGGCAAGTCGATACTCAACGGCCTGAAGGACGGCATCATGTCCGCTATCGGCTCGGTGACCTCGGCGGTCTCCGGCGCAGTATCCAGAATCCGCTCCTTCTTCCCGTTCTCGCCGGCAAAGGTCGGCCCCTTCTCCGGGCACGGCTACACGACCTTCTCGGGCAAGGCCCTCATGCAGGGCTGGGCGCAGGGCATCGGCTCCGGCACCGGCACCGTGGTCTCCGCCATCAGCGGCGCCATGGACACCGCGCAGGGGATGCTCTCGACGGGCCTGACCGTCGCTCCGTCCGCGGTCTACACTCCGGCGCGTCCCGAGGAGGATTCCGACGACGCCCTCGCCGGCATCCTGTCCGTCCTCGAGCAGATCCGGGACAAGGACGGAAACCTGTACATCGACTCGGAGCGCGTCTCCTCCGCCATCGCGATGCGCGGCAGGCACACGCTCGCCGCAAGGGGGTTCGCATGATATTCGGCGGAATCGACCTCACGCCGTACCTGCTGGTGACCAAGGTCACGAGACCGATTGTCCCCAAGGTGCGGCTCGATGAGACCGAGGTCCCGGGCATGGACGGCTCGCATATCCGCGCCACGGGCCTCGAGCCCGTCGAGATTGCGGTCGACTGCAACATCGTCGGCGGCTCCCTCGACGAGGTCGCCGAGGCAAGGGCCGTGCTCGCCTCGGCGCTGTCCGGCGGCGAGAAGGCCCTCGTGCTCGACGACGCTCCCGAGCGCTACATGCTTGCGCGCTACAGGGGAGGGGCGGAGCAGGGGCGCAACGCACACATGCCGAATCTCACGCTCGCGTTCTACTGTGCAGACCCCGCCGCCTACGGGCAGCGGCGCTCCGAGCAGGTGACGGCATCCCAGCGCGCCGTCGCCGCCGGGGGCAACTACAGGGCCTACCCTACGGTCACGTGCAAGCCCCCGGCAGGCTCGAGCTGGACAATCACCAACGTCTCGACCGGGCGGTTCGTCCGCGTCGAGGCGTCGTTCACGGGCGCACAGACCGTCGTGCTGGACATGCGTGCGGAGCGCTGCACGGTCAACGGCGCGGACTGGCCCGTGACCGTCGCGAGTGACTTCTTCTCGCTCGACGGCGTGCAGCAGATCAAGACGAGCGGCGGCACCGCGACGCTCGAATGGGCGGAGAGGTGGCTCTAGGTGCGAATTGACGTATACACGTGGCAGGACGCCTACGTATCGACAATCGGCCCCGAGGAGCTGCTCTCCCTCACCCATACCGACGAGCTCAACGGCGAGGACAGCGTGGACATCGTCACGACCTTCGCGCTCAAGCAGGGCTACCGCCTCGTGTGGGTCGACCGCCTCGGCAAGGTCCACGAGCACGTCTGCCAAGACCCCAAGGGCCTCCACGCCGGAGGCGATACGGTCTACACGGACACGGCGATCAACTCAATCTGCGAGACGTACGGCGACTATATCGAGGACAAGCGCCCCTACGGCTACGGCTTCTTGCAGGCGCTGAATGTCTGCCTTGGGCCGACCCGCTGGACCGCCGGAACGGTCGACCAGACCGGCACCGTCGACAAGGGCCTGACCTTCTACCACACCTCGGCGCGCGAGGCGCTCCAGTCAATCTTGAAATGCGGCGGTGAGCTTGAGACTGAAATCACCGTATCCGGCGGCAGGGTGACATCTCGCAGGGTGGGCATCCGCTCGCACCGAGGCGCGAAGGGCGGCCACCGCCGGTTCACCTACACCAAGGACCTGACATCGGTATCACGCACCGAGCACTACGGGGCGATCACTGCCTGCTACGGCTACGGCAAGGGTATCGAGACCGACACGGGCGGCTACGGCCGCAAGCTGACCTTCGGTGACATCAACAACGGCAAGAACTACGTGGAGGACGCGACCGCGCTCAGGCTGTACGGGCGACCCGACGGCAGGGGCGGGCGCGCGCACGTGTTCGGACAATATGAAAATTCAAATTGCGAGGACGCGGCAACCCTGCTCGCCGAGACCCGCGCGTACCTCGACTCCCGCAAGGAGCCGGGAATGACCTACGAGGCCGACGTCGTCGACCTCGTGCAGTTCGGGCGCGAGTGGGAGGGCGTCGCCGTGGGCGACGACGTCCAGATCGTCGACACGTGCTTCTCCCCGGCGCTGCGCTGCGAGGGCCGCGTGACCAAGCTCGTGACCGACGAGCTTGGCGGCTCCATGCGCGTGACGCTCGGGAACGTGACCGAGACAATCACGGACATGTTGCTGGCTCAGCAGCAGAAAGTGTCCAGCCTGTCGAAGCGCTCGTCCAACTGGGACGTGGCGGCATCCACGCCGCCCGCATACCTCCAGCAGGTCATGGACAGCATGAATACGCAGTTCAACCTCGCAGGCAACAGCTACGTCCATACGAGCTTCGAGCGCGGTCTGATCTTCGGTTCCGTGCCCCTCGACGCGGACGGCCGCTCGACAACCGGCGACGGCATGGCCATGCAGCTGTGCTCCCAGGGATTCCGCATCGCCTCCGGCTGCAAAGCCGACGGCTCGTGGGACTGGCGCACCTTCGGCACCGGCGCGGGCTTCACGGCCGACCTCATCACGGTCGGCACGCTCATGGGCGACCTGATCAAGGCCGGAACCATCCAAGACAGGAGCGGCAAGAACTACTGGAACCTCGACGAGAGCGAGGTCAATCTAGGCCCCGGCGCCAAGCTCGACGGCAAGGACATCGCCGTCGCCGATGCCGTGATAGCGTCGGTGGACGTCGAGTACGCCCAGGGAACGTCGCGCGTCACCGAGCCGCAGGGCGGATGGCAGACCACGGCGCCGCAATGGGTGTCGGGCAAGTACATCTGGACGCGCACCAAGACCACCATGCAGTCCGGCGACATCGAGTACAGCGAGCCCGTGTGCATCAGCGGCATCGATGGCGCCAAGGGCGACAAGGGCTCGACCGGTACCGGCGTGCGCGGCATCGTCGAGCAGTACTACCTCTCCACGAGCTCCACAGCGCAGTCCGGCGGCAGCTGGTCGGAGGCCCAGCCCGCGTGGGCGAAGGGCAAGTACATCTGGACGCGCAGCAAGATCGCGTGGACGGACGGCTCGGTCACCTACACCGCGCCGTGCCTCGCCAAGGCCATCAACGGCTCCAACCAGATGGCCGGCAGCGCCATCGCGGCGCGCGTAAAGCTCTACGCGAGGAACCAGTCGGACAGCGTGCCGCCGATTAATGCGCAGAACCCAGAGCTGGGATGGTCCGAGGACCTCCCGCAATGGTCGAACGGATACTTCATTTGGTCGATGGACCGCGTCACATACGGCGATGGCTCCGTGACCCATACAGCGCCGGTCCTCGAGGCGGCGTACAACAAGGCCTACCAGAGCGCGCACGACCTCATGGGCTCGCTCAATGGCCTCGACACGACGGTGCAGGACCTCGCCAAAGACGGTGTGGTGACCGAAGCCGAGGCGGCGGCGGTCAGGAAGGCCAAGCAGGACGTGGACAAGGAGCGCGAGGAACTCACGAGCCAGTACAACGCGCTGAAGTCGAACAAGGCCCTCAGTGCCCAGTTCCTCTCTTCCGTCCTCGCCCCGCGCTACACCAAGGCCTTCGGCACGACCGACGAGGGCGGCACGTACGGCGCCTACGCCGACAAGGTCGACAAGGTGCTCAAGTGCAAGACCGCCGAGGAGCTCAAGGCCGCCATGTACGAGTACGACGCCGCATACGGAGCCTACTCGAGTGCGGTCAAGGACTATGCCGATGCCGCGACCGGGGCGCGCCACGCCATCGAGCAGAAGAACGCGGCGGACTACGCCGACGGCATCCTGAGCGCCTACGACGAGCAGATGGACCAGAAGGAGATGTTCGACCGCCTGACGAAAGGCGGCACCGAGCAGGGCATCTACATGCAGAACGACATGGTGTACATCAACGCCTCGTACATGGCCACCGGCACCATAGCCGACAAGCTAGGTCGAAACAGCTGGAACCTCACCACCGGTACGCTCAAGACAAACTACATGACCGCCAACAACATCACGGCAAACGGGACGTTCAAGTGCGGCTACACGAATTGGTACACCATGCTCACATCGGCGGGCGAGCTCGCCGGTTACCGCACCACCAATGGAAGCACCCCGACAAAAGTCGGATACATCGACTACACGGCGTCGATGCGCGACACGGACACGGGGGCCGTCTATTACGGAATCCAGATGCAGGCGCAGGGAAGTGTTCGCATATCATCTCCAATCATCTCCACCGCGGCGACGTCCGACCGCAACGTTACCACGACCTACGGACGAACCGGCTCCGTGTCTCAACCCTTGGTCTCAGAGGTGCACGACAATCACGACGGCACGGTCGGATGGCATTACGGGACCTTCGTTATAAACACGATCAACGGTCTCTTCACATCGTATTCAACGGTCGGAACGACTGGATAGAGAGGAATGCAAATGGCATACATCGTCGACTACATGGCGCATGACCCTGTTGGCAACGTCGAGGGGCAGTTGACCTGCTACGACGCGGAAGCGCTTGCCGAGGCTGAGAAGAACGGCATGGTATTCATCGCCGTCATGAGCGATGGGACGCGCAAGGTTGTCAAGGCGTCGGAGGTGTCGGAGCCGTCTTCGCAGGGCAAGGACTTCGTGTTCGTGCAGCCAACCTACGTCGACAAGCGCACCGCCGCCACGGTCGCCGTGTTCGACGCGCTCTCGGCCATCGTCGACCCTCAGCCGGCCACGGCGGACGAGACGGGGGAGGGAACCGAGGCCGTCGACCCGGTCGAGGCATTCAGGGCCGCGCTCGCCGCTCTGAAGGCGCTGGAGGCCAAATGATCAACCACGCTATAGCGCTCGACATGCGCAAGCGCCCGGGCACAGTCCCGCAGCGCGTCACCGTGCGCAGGGGCGAGACGCAGACCCAGAAGATAACGGCGTCGCTCACCGTGGACGGCGCGACGTACACCCCGACGTGCCAGCTCGCGCGCCTGTGCGTGCTCCACGCCGACGGCACGTGGGCGCGCTGCTCGGCGACCGTGGGCACGG